GTAGGTTTAAAAACAAAAGAGTAAAAGTTAAGTCAATCACTTATAATGAAAAGGGAGATTTACTTATCAATGGTCGTCCTGCGTTAAAATTCAGAAAAGTTAAAAACAAGAAAAAGTTATTACCGAGTAAAACCACAAACAAACAATCAGCAGAACCTGACGCAGACAGAAAAGGTGTTGATGATGAATATCCACATTTCAAATTAAAAGAAGAACCGAAATTTCGTTCAGTCCACACAAAGTCAACATTTGACTCTACGTTTGGTGGTTGGTATTCAGAACACGTTCCATTAACTACTAAATTTATGCAAAGTGTATTGGGTAAAGAACGAGTAAGTGTATTTCACGTTGGTTCAGCAGACTTACCAAAAGATATATTGGGTGTTGGGAGAATTGTT